GAATGCGCAGGCTGCGTCCGCGGCCTATGCGATCGCCTCGGGCGCGACAAGGATCATGACGACGCCTTCCGCGCTGCTCGGCTCGATCGGCGTCGTCTGGATGCATCTCGATCGCTCCGAGGCGATAGCACGATCTGGCGTCAAGCCGACGCTCCTGCATGCCGGCGCCTATAAGGTCGACGGCCATCCGTTGGCGGCCCTTCCCGAGGATGCGCGCGCGCGCATTCAGGGTCGCATCGATGAAGTCTACAGCCTCTTCGTCGATACGGTCGCGGCGCATCGTCCGATGACCGCATCCGCCGTCCGCAAGACCGAGGCGGGGACTTTCATGGGCCAGAGCGCCGTCCAGGCGGGGCTCGCCGATCAGGTCGGCTCTCTCGACGATGTTTTCGCTTATCTCGAAAGCAGCCGGGCGTCCGGCCGCATGTCTATCGGAGGGGTTATGGATACGGTCACCAGAGCAGAACATGATGCGGCGGTCGCGACCGCTCGCGCGGAAGGGCGGGTCGAAGGCCGCAACGAAGGCCTCGCCGCCGGAGCGACAGCCGAGCGCGAGCGCATCGGCGCAATCCTCGGCCACGCCAACGCGAAGGGCCGTGAGAGCCTGGCGCAGCATTTCGCCTTCAAGACCAGCATGACGCCCGAGGCGGCCGCGGAAGCGCTCGCCGCCGCGGCGCCGCCGGCGCCGCCGCCCGCCACGGAGAAGACGCATCGTCTCGATGCGCTCGTTCCCAATCCGAAGGTCGACGTCGAGACGCAGACCACGGCGGAATCCCTCGGCGCCGGGCTCGATGCGGTGGCCGATCGCCTGATCGCCAATATGCGCGCGAACTGACGCGCGCTCGATTTCATAGGAGTCTCGCATGGTCGCCCCGGTTCGCACAGTATCCGCTCCGAAGCTGATTTCGGACTTGGTCAAATGGGAAGAGGAGCTCGCCTATAGCCGCGAAGAGGCGGCGCTGCTCGCCAACAACGCCGTCATCATCGGCACGCCGCTCGGCAAGGTGTCGATCGGCGCGGCTTCCGTCGCCGCCAAGACCGGCGGCAACACCGGCAATGGCGTTTTCAGCCTGGACGGAACCACGCCGATCCTCGCCAGCGCCGAGGTGGGCGTCTATGCGGTCCGCTGCATCGCCGCCGCCAATAGCGGGACCTTCCGCGTCTTCGATCCCAAGGGCCGCGCGCTGGGCGATATCGTCGTCGGCTCGACCTTCGCCAATCAAATCAAATTCGCCATCGCCGACGGCGCGAGTGATTTCATCGTCGGCGACGGCTTCGACGTCACCATTGCGGCAGGAACCGGCAAGATCAAGATTCTCGATCCGGCGGCGCTCGACGGCTCGGCGAAATGCGATGGCTTTTCGGTCATCGTCCGCGACCCCGGCAATGCGGACGGCCGCATCGTCTATATCAAGCGCACGGCCATTCTCGCCGATAGCGGCATCGTCTGGCCCGTCGGCTTCACCGATGCGCAAAAGGCGCAGGCGCTGGCCGATGTCGAGCCGCGCGGCGTCGTCGTTCGCGCCGGCCTGTAACTCCTCATTCTCCAATAGGCCGGTCGAGCCGGCCCTCCAATGGGACTCCCCGCCATGACCGGCATCACCACCGACCAGATTAATTTTCCATATACGGCCTTGCAGCTCACCGGCACGATCAACCGTCTTCCGAACCTCTATGGCCTCATCAACGACCTGAACGTCTTTCCGAGCGCCGGCTCCATGTCGACCTTGGTCGAGGTGCGGCGCGAGGAAAACACGCTCGCTGTGCTGCCGGCGGTGGAGCGCGGCGGTCCGGCGACGGTCGCCAAGCGCACGCCCGGCGATACGCTCTATTTCGAGATCCCGCACTTTCCCCTCGATGATGTGATCAAGCCGCAGGATCTGCAGAACCTGATCACCGTCATCGGAACGAGCGCGCATCCGCGCACGCTCGAGGAGGAGACGGCCAAGCGCCTGTTCGCCATCCGCAACCGTCATTCGATCACGCTCGAATGGGTGCGCATGGGCGCGCTCAAGGGGCTCATCACCGACGGCAAGGGAAACACGATCTACGATCTCTTCGCCTCCTTTAATTTTCAGAAGACGATCATCTATTTCGATCTCGCCAATCCGAATGCGGACATCACCGGGCAATGTGAGAAGCTGTTCGAGGCGATCGTCACCAATCTGCGCGGCGAGACGATGAGCTTCATCGAGGTCATCGTCTCGCCCAGCTTCTTCAACGCCTTCGTGCAGCATCCCAAGGTCGAGAAATTCTGGGTGAACTGGCAGAACGCCGCGCAGCTCGCCAATATCGAGCGCGTCAAGAACGGCGGGCAGATGGGCCGCGTCTTCGAATTCCAGCAGATCCGCTGGCGGGAATATTACGGCCGGGCGCCGGTCAATGGCGTGTCCTCTCCCTTCGTCGCGGACAGTAAGGGTCATGCGCGTCCGGTCGGGACGATGGACAGCTTCTATACGCATTTCGCGCCTGCGAACGATATTCGCTTCGTGAACATGCCGGGCAAAGAAGTCTATGTGTCGCCGAAAATTCTCGATCATGGCGCCGGCGTCGAGCTGCACACGGAGAGCAATCCGCTCGCCATCTGCCGTCGTCCGGAGATGCTGGTCGAGGTCGACGCCGGCGCGACGCCGTGACCTCATCCTTCGAGGCTCTGTTCGCCGAGGCGGATACGGCGCTCGACGAAGCCTTCGCCACGCTGCTCGAAATCCGCCCGCTCGCGCCGGCGGAATTCACGCGCTCCTCGCAGCTCTCCTCGCCGGCTTACAGGATCATGGGCATTCTCGATCTGCCGACGGAAGTCATCCGCGCCGAGGGTCGGCTCGTCGACGCCGGCGCGAAATCGGATATCGTCGCGGTCAAGGCGACAGCCGATTTCGCGCTCGCGCTGTTCGGCGCCGATCGGCCGGCGCCCAAAGAAGGCGATGAGATCGTGGCGGTCGAGCGCTCTGGCGCGCCGCATTACCGCGTCGAGTCCGCCAAGCCGGATGGCGTCTCGCGCCTCGTTTGCCAGCTCGCTCCGCTCTGAGGGAAAATGGCCGGTCTCGTCTCCTATGCCGCAGGGCTCGCCGCCTCGCGCGCGCTGCGCGGCCGCACGCTGGCGGCCGATCGCGTGCGATTGGAGCCCAAGGCTCCGATCAACGTTTCCGCGCCGACGATTTGCGTCTATGCGGCCTCCGGCCGGGCGCATATTTCCGGCCGCAGGCTGCTCGAAGCGACGATCTGCCGTCCACGCTTCGAGCTGTTCCTGCCCTCCGCCGTGAATGCGGAGGGGCTATCCGGCTCGATCGAGCTCGATGTCGATACGTCCTCGGCGCTCGCCTTCGCCTGCTTCTGGCGTCAATGCGAGATCGCGCTGCAGGCGGATCAGAGCGTCTGGGCGCAGCTGTTTCGGGCGATCGTGCTCGAGATCACGATGATCGAGACGGGCGCCGATCTGTTCGAGCTCGATAAGGGCCAGAAGATCGCGGCGAGGATCGTCGAGATGACTGTCGACACGATCAATGAGCCGATGATCGGAACGGCGCCGCAGGGCGTCTGGGCCGATCTTCTCGTCGCGATGCGTGGCGATTCGGCGGAGATCGCCGGGCTCGCCGATGTGGTCGAGCGGCAAATCCGCGGCGATGTCGCGCTCGCCGCCTGGGAGGCCGATTTCGCGCTCCTCGGCCTGTCGCAATCCTACGGCCCGATGCTGGGCGTCGCCGGCGCGCCGGGCGATCTCGCCGACCTCCCCGACGTTGTCGCGGACATAGAGGAGCCGGCCGATTCGACCACGACGGAGCCGCAGAGCTGATGCAAACGCTCTATCGTCTCATCGCCGAGCTGCAACGCGAAGTCGCGGATGCGCATGAGCAGCTCGCGCGCCTGCGCTGGGCGCATGAGCAATCGGTGATTCATGGTCCCGTGACCGATCGGGACAGTGAGAAGGGCGTCAGAATTCAGATCGGCGTCGATGAGAATGGCGATGCGGTCAAGTCGCCCTGGCTGCCACCGTCGCAAATCGCCGGCGCGCGCAAGGCTTGGTCGCTGCCGAGCATCGGCCAGCAGCTCAGCCTGCTCTGTCCCGGCGGCGATATCCAGCGCGCCGTGCTCATGCCTTTCACCTGGTCGGACGATAATCCGGCGCCGACCGACGATCTCGACGCGGATGTCGACGTGCGCGGAAAGTCGCGCGTGACGCAAAAGGATGCGAGCCTGAAGCGCGAGGTCGACGGCGTCACCGAGACGATGGCGAAGCAGAGCCATTCCGTGACCGTGCATAAAGACGAGCAGAATGCCGCGACCGTCGACGGCGGGCATCCTTGGGCCGGAAACGCGGGCGATCCGCTGCATGGCTGGACGCTGACCAAGGATGGCGGATTGGAGATGCACGTCAGCATCGGCGGCGAGGAGCATCGCGTGAAGCTGCATCCGAGCGACGGCGTCAGCATCAGCGGCTTCGGCGGCCAGCATTCGGTCACCATCGGCGTCGGGGGTATCATGCATCGATCCTCCGCTCGCGTGACGGTAGAGGCTCCGCAGATCGCACATAATGGAGCCTTGAAGATCTCCGGCTCGCTGCTCGTCGGCGGAGTCGTCAAGAGCGCTGTGGGCTTCGTGGGGAACCTCCAGGGCATATCGACGCTCTATGGGTTTTCTGGCTCGCTGCCGGCGCCGACGGATTGGTGATGAGCGGAATCGATCGTCGGACTGGAAAACTTCTCGGCGAATGGAG